AATCACGAATATATATTTTGTTTCATAAGATAAAGTAAAATATGAATGTTGAAAAAAGTAAAAAGAAAATAAAAAAACCCCGTTGTCCAATTTGCAGAAAAAAGATTAATTCATGTAGTTCAATAAAATGTAAATGTGATATCGCATTTTGTTTCAAATGTCGATATCCATCTGTACATAATTGCAAATATGATTATAAAAAAGATGCTCGTGAAATATTAGAGAAAAATAGTGTTAAAGTTGTAGCTTCTAAAGTAGACATAATATAATAAATAAAAATAATATTAAAAAATGATTTTAATATTATTAAATTTAGTTTTAGCAAAATGCAATACCATATATTTTTTTACATTTTGTCACACCCAATACAAGTTTTTTTCTATCTTTTTCATCATATTTATTTGATTTTTCTAAATTGGCTTTCTGCCACATTGGTTGTAAGTTCCTATAATTGAAACATACATATTGGTGAATAGGATTAGTTAAATCCCAAGAGGCACATGGGATTATATGGTCTATGTGCCATTCACCATGATTATCCCAAGTCATTTTTCCGTCAAATTTTTCTTCTAAATATTTCTTCAATTCTGTAATCGTGCACCCAGTTAAACTCATAGTGTCCATGTGTTTTTTTGCTTTGATTTTGTGTAAAGCTGATCCAATTCTTGATCGTAAAGTTTTCCGAAGTTTGAAATTAGGATCTATTAATTTTCTCTTTTTTTCATACGCAGAAATCATTTTAGAAATCATCTTACGGTTTTTTTTGCGGTAAACAGCTAAACATGTTTTGCAATCATTCCTCAATTTATCCCAATGCGATTTTGATTTATTAAAATTATTTAGTGATTTCCATTCTTTACAAGTGCAACAAATTTTACCGATCGTGTCTTTTCTTATTTCGTGTAATAATCTTTTAACTGAAGGTTTACCTTTTACATTATCTTCAAATCCATTTTTTTCTTTTACATTTTCCCAAGTTTCTAATTCACACTCAAATTTTTCTTGTTTAGTTTTGAAAACATACCCACCAGTAGTATTTAGGGAACCATTAATAACTTTATTAATATTTGGTGTACATAATCCGAGTTTTTTAGCAGCGTCATGTTGTGATTCGTATTTAATCCATTTATCTGAATCTTTAGGCTTACCGTAAACAACTGTAATCATTTTACCGTTTTTATGTTGTTTGTTAAAATTCTTATTGTATTCTGATACTCTTTTTTTGTTTTTTTCTCTCCACGCTTTTGCCCAATTTCTACATGTAAGACATTTTTTAGTAATTTTGTCTCCGTTTTTGAATTCACTTTCCGATTGGTCTTTCCTACAGCCAGTACATTTAACCATTCTATTTTTATATTTATTTAGTATTAGTATATGTTTAAGTAGTTATAATAAAAAAAAAGAATCAATTTTTCACCCACCCCGGAGCCGGAGCACAAGATGAAGTGTGCTTTCTTTCTGCACATTGTAGTCACTAAGTGTTCTGCCGTCTTCGAGTTGTTTGCCTGCGAAGATTAGGCGTTGTTGATCAGCAGGAATGCCCTCTTTGTCAGTAATCTTCTGTTTTACGTTGTCAATGGTATCCGACGCCTCTACTTCAAGTGTGATAGTTTTGCCAGTTAGTGTTTTTACGAAGATTTGCATTATATTGTATTTAATATATTATGAAGTTTAATAAATTAAATGTATTTATTTCAATTTTTTTGCATTAACAAATTGAATTTATATAGTTAAATCGGTTATTTTCCACTTCTCTTTAGTACCATTAGGAAGAGGTCTTTCTATTATAATTGGCAATACACCTTTTTCGAGTTCCAATCTAGCTATTTCTTTATAAAAATTTTTATCATCTTTATCGACATTTACTTTGATTAGTGGTTTAGCTCCAAGTTGAAGTTGTCGAGCTCTAGTTGAAATACATCTTATTCTTTCATAAAATGTGAGTTTGTTAGTTGTTTGTTTTATATTGGCTTCTTCTATATCACTTTCTTCTTCACTGACTTCTTCAACATCGTCGTCATCATCACTATTGTCCTGATCGGCATATTTGACATAACAAGATTCATCATTTTTATCCATCATGTCTTCTTCGCCACCATCTTCGTCTTCGTTTATGTCTTTATCTTCATCATCAATTTCACCATTATCTAGTTCATCATCTTCTTCATTTTCTTCATCTTCTATATTGTCTAAATCGATTACATCTTCATTTTCATTTTCTTCATCCGAAGATTCATTGTCTGACATTGGTGTTGAACTCATATTTACTATTTATCTAGATAATAATCTGATTCGTTTTTTTATATCAATTTTTTTTAATAAATAAATCTAATGATTAAACATACCAGCTCGTTGCGCATTCAGTGCATATATATATTAATCTAAATGTTGATCCGATTCTCGTAAAAACAGCTTCTTTTTTGGTATGATCTTTATGCGTAACACATTCTTTGTTGTGACATATATAATCTTTTGTTCTAGGTAATGTATTGGACTTAACTATGTCAGAATAATCTTTTATATCATCCAATACATCTTCTTCAATAATTCTGTTGTATATCATAGTCCCCTTTTTTATGACTTCTGTATATTTACAGTTAACACATTCAAAAAAAGCCGTCGAATTACTGTCAGTTGATGTTTTATTTTTTTGATTTTTGTTTGGAATTAATTGTTGTAATATGTTAAATACAATATCTTTTTCTCTAGTTGATAATTTTTTAAATTCAAGAGATTTTGTTAATTTGTTTAATGATATGTCTTTTACTTGATCTTTAGTAGGATTTTTATTTTTCAGTATGTCGTGTATTATCTTTTCGAATCGCTCACCTCCTTTCTGTGAGGATACTTTTTTGATATCGAATGTAAAACCACATTTTGGACAGAAGAACATTGCTAGTTATTATTTAGACTATATTATTTTTACTTAAGTATTTATTGAATAATTCAAATTTTTTGTGATGGTAAAGATGACGTTTTATCAAAATATTGTTATTTGCTCTTTACTCATCTATCTGACGTCATGACGCAAAATGTATATTTTTATTAATAATATAGACCACATACCATCCATATTATTAATAAAAATTGAAAATTTGACTAAATATATCACCTAGACTTTATATAGATTTTTTAATCAAAATATTTAAACTAAAATTTCTTAAGACATAATAGATGCCTCAACCTAAAATATCAATTGCGAAAATGGAAATAGATTTTGAAGATTTTTTAAGTAAATATGCTGTTACCTGCAAAGACGTGGAATTTACACATACAAGGTTTGGAGGCCCATATGGTAAATATAACATACCAGATAATAAAATGGAAAAATTTTATAAATTATACAATCCGTTGGTTGGAAAAATTTTTCTAAATATGACAGAAAAACCAAATAAAATAGGAATGTTCACTATCGATATTGATTGGAAGTTTGATAAAAAAAATAGTGACAGACAGTATACATCAAAACATGTTAAATGGGTTGTTGAAGCTTATTTGGAAAAAATAAAACATTACTTAGATATTCGTAAAAAAGATTGCAAAGCTTTTGTTTTAGAAAAAGAATGTCCAACATATGATCAAAAAAAAAAATTGTATAGTGACGGATTACATATTCAATTACCATATGCCGCTTTAAATCCTAAGATCCGACAGGTAATTACAAATGATGTTTATCAAAAAGCCGTTAACGATAACCCTTTTCACGATATCCCACATACAAACAAACTAAAAGATGTTTTCGATGTTGCTGTAATCAGTCGTAATCAATGGTTTATGTATGGGTCGGGGAAAAAAGATGCAACACCTTATGCATTGACGACTATATATTCACATAATATGAATAAATTAAAAATCGATAAACAAATAAATTGGAATAAATTACCTGAACTGTTTAGTGTAAGAAAATCATCTAAAAGTGATGAAATTGGCATGTCAAAAAAATTAAAAAAGAAAAAAGGTGATGATTTTGGATTTGACGATTTATTTGAAAGTTTAGACATAGGAAGTAAAAATACAGGAGAAAATAGAAATAAAAATAAAGACGAAAAAAAATCATCAAAAAAAAAATCAAAAATAATAAATAGAGAAAACAAAGAATTGGACCTTGAAATAAGTAAAATAAAAGAATTGGTTAAGTTGTTATCGAGAAGTAGGGCGGAAAATTACGGTAATTGGTCTAGAGTTGGATGGTGTTTGCACAACTTAAGTGATGATTTATATGATGATTGGATTTCTTTCTCAAGTAAATGTCCAGCAAAATTCAGTCAGAGAGCATGTGATAAATTATGGGATAATGCTAAAGGAGATGGACTTAGTGTTGGATCATTATGTCATTGGGCAAAAGAAGATAATCCAAAAGGTTATAGTGAATTCATGAGAAGCAAAATAGAACATTTATTGTTGAGGGCTCTAAGTTGTACATCAAGTGATATTGTTGAAGTTATACACGCAATGTATTCGACAACATTTAAGTGTGCATGTATAAAACCAAAGGTTTGGTTTGAATTTAAATCACATAAATGGAAAAATGTTCAAGAGGGTCATACATTGTACAGTTGCATATCTAAGGGAGTTGTTGCTGAATTTAAAAAATTAGGCCAATATTGTTATCAAAAAGCTCATCAATTGGGCGATGACGAGGCAGAAGCATGGATGAAAAAAAGAAATAAAGTAGATAAGATAATTGAGAAATTAAAACAAAATAAATTCAAAAAGGATTTAATGGAAGAATGTGCTATTAGATTTTTTGACGAAGAGTTTGAAAAGAAAGTTAATGATGCACCTAATTTATTGGGTTTCAATAATGGTGTGTACGATCTCGATTTAGATCATTTCAGATCAGGTTCTCCTGATGATTATTTGACGTTTTCTACAGGTTATGATTATATTGATTTCGACGGAGATGAAGAAGTATTCGATTTTATCAATAAATTTCTTGCAACAATTCAGAAAAATGAAGCAGAAAGAGAATATTTATTGAGATTGTCAGCATCATTTTTATGTGGAAGAAACAAAGAACAACAGGTTAGAATTTGGATTGGTGGAGGTTCAAATGGTAAATCTACATTTATGAATTTGGTAGCATTGGCATTAGGTGATTATTATGATGTTGTACCACCAACATTAATAACAAGAAAAAGAGCACAGGCCGGTGCAGCTACACCAGAATTGGCTGATAAAAACGGTAAACGATTGTTAAGTTTGAATGAGCCAGAAGAGGACGAAACTGTACAAGTTGGTATATTGAAAGAATTATCTGGAAGTGATTGGATTATGGCGAGAGCTTTGTACGGAAATCCGTTTAAATATAAACCGCAATTCAAAATGGTACTGTTGTGCAATAATTTGCCGAGAGTAACAGCACTTGACAGAGGTACTTGGAGAAGGGTAAGAGTTATCAGATGGTTGAGTGAATTTATTGATTCACTAAAAAATAAAGAAAACGACAACCAATTTTTGAAGGATGATACATTAGAAGATAGAATGAAAGAATGGCCAGAGGCATTCATGTGGTTGTTGCTAAATAAATATAAAGAGTATAAAAAGACTGGTTTGATGCAACCAAAAAGTGTTAAAGTATCAACAAGTGAATATAAAAAGAATAGTGATGTTTATTATGAATTTATTTTAGAACATTTATACGAAGCCCCGAAACGTGTTGGGGAGAAAATGAGAGTTCTTTACAGATTATTCAGACAATACTATGCAGACAGTCGAGGAAGTTCGAGAGCTCCGGATAGAAAAATATTTGAGACATACTTGGGTAATAATAAATATCACTATAAAAATGGAACATTATATGGTTACAAACTTAAAATATCTGGAGAATTTGGAGCTGACGATAAAGAAGATGATCTCGAATGTTTTGATGATAATAATGATAATGATAATAATGATGATAATAATGATGATGATGAAAATGATAGTGATGATGAGTTGGAAGTATCTGAAAGCAGAAAGAAAAAGAAAAAATCAAAATCGAAAAAAGAATCTAAAAGGAAAAAGAAGATTTAATTAATTTATCGGGACATTTGTTTATTGATATCATAAAATAATTTATAATATCAATGATAAAAAAATTTATTTTTTTGTTACTATTATTTGTTTATCTTTCATTTCAAAAGAAAATCCTGCTCCAGAAAATTCATTAAAAAGATGTTCAGTTTCACAGTTTACTTCATATGGTATATTTAATTTGATTGATTGTAATTTTTTTGTATTATTGACGTACATCATAATTATCCACAATACATCTGTTAAAATATATGTCGCATTTAGTTGTGTGAATTCGATTTCTTTTAAATATTCGAAATTTGGAATATATCCGACTGATATGATTAGTTCGTGTGGTTTCATTTTATCTTTTTTTTCAAATGATACATATTGATTAGTTTTAACATCCATGGGTTCCATATTATCTGGATAATAAGAAACATCGTCTACTATTATTTCTATTTTATCAGATATCATATTCAAGATATTTTTTTTTAATTTATCAAACCCTGCATGTAGTGTTTTGTTTTTTGGTATCACAAGTTTTGAAGTAATTGTCGCGTCTTTCAATTGACTAACTTTAAGTTGAACCATTGCCGTTCTGGAAGTAAATCCAAGTGTATACGGATCTTCGTGTTTTTCTTCTCCGTCAACTAAAACATTAGCATATATATTTTGAGTTTTGTCTGTTTCGGGGACTTGAGAATTTACACCAATGGAAATTTAAAATGGTCTATTTTGAGAAAAATATATAAAGAAATATTCTAATTATATATTGTAGAATATGATTGGATAATTATCCAATTAAGAAGGTGTT